TACCATCGTTTGGCTGGTTGAACCAACCTGAAGCATTAAAGTCAACAAACACCGTGCCTTCAGAACTATTATAACCAAACTCACTCACACCTATGGTTGCTACATCAGAAGAGCGTGTGGCTGTGGAGCCGCTTGTGGGTATGTAGCTTGTGGGGAATGATCCGGCTTCGAGTTGTGCGCCCCAGACGTAGACGCCTGACGTGCCGTCGCCTGTGTAAACAGGTAGTTCGCCAGATGTGCCGTCAGTTATTGAAAATTGAATACCATCACCAGAAAGTAACGATTCTGAACACGTCATGGATACTCGATACCAACCGTCCCCAATAAACTGAGAATCTGTGTTCACAAGATAAGCGCCACCGCTTTCATATACTGAACCATCTGAAGGATCAAAAGTAACCCACGCTACATCTGATCCCAAACCGAATGGTCTAAGTTGAATATATCGCCCTAAGTTTTTTTGCTTAATATAAACAGAAACCGTCCAGTTAGCAGAAGCAGCACCGAAAACAATATACACACTGTGGTAATTAATTGACGCTTCTTCGATAATCTCTATTGTGTTTTGAGTGCCGTCAGGAGCTGTTATGTCAGATGCAACACTGTCTGAAGATGCTTGATTTACCCACTGACTAAAATCTTCACTATACGTAACTAAATTAGTCCTTGCCTCCTCAACCAACAGCCCCAACCTATTACCATCCGAATCATACTCAATTCGCGGTTCATTGGTCGATGCTGTTTTCAGTATGCCGTCAGAGTCTAAGTATGTTGCACTAGACGCTCTGGTAAACGTGATCAAATCTGCATAGTTATCGTACTGCTTCATTCTGACCACCCTTTATCAACGAATGATGATTCTGTGCTGTCGAAAGATAAACTCAATGATGGCTCAAGCGATGGCGCTGTGGCCTCTGCTATACCCGCGTCACCAATGTCCTTGTCCCAGATGCGGAACTCAGAGATGGTGCCCATGTAGTCATAGCCGAGTGATAGGTCAGTGCTAGACAAATCAGGTAGAGCCGTTGGTGTTGTGTCAGCGGTTAAAGCTGTGCCAGATACTGCGCCGTTAATGAAAGTTGATCCGTGACGTGATGCAATGTTGTACGGGACAAGGATGTCTGGTGAATAATAATCCCCACTTGCACTCAATACGCTATAAAAATTTCCAGACTCAAGCGTTCGAAAATATTGTTGGCCAGTTCGCGTTGATGATGTATTAACAAAATTAGAAATATAATTGTTTGAATCTTCTTCCCAGTTAAACTGCCTAACTTCAAAAACTTCACCATCATCAGCATACGTCATACGCCCATCCATCTGTATAGACACAGACAGTGGGTTTATCTCACGGACGGAGATGTTGTCGGCAAACGTGTGGGCATCGGTTTGATTGCTGTTTGCAATAGCAATGCTGGCATTTGAAACAGTTGCAACAAAGATAAACGTATAATTGGTGTCAGTAGATGGGGAAACACTGCCCGTCCTGCCAATCACAGTCCCGCCTCCCCCTGCAGTATTAAAGATACGACACTCAACAGTGTTTGCGGTTCCCGCATTTAGGGTGACAGATACAGAGTAAACCTTTCCGACTTCCAAAGTAATTGGCTGATACGCCGATCCAAAGTTTGCACCTGCGTTTGTAACCTTTAGTTTGCTGGTTTCAACGCTAATGGTAGAAACTGCATTTGCAGTCCACCCACTCGTATCCGTATCAAACGTCCCATTCGTCACCAACTCATCACCAATGTACTGCACCGTAGGCCAAGGCAGGTTAGCCGATGGGATTGTCAAGGACTCAGCGGATCTTGTTACAGAGGAGCCTGAAGTTGGGATTAGCGATGAAGGCAAAGACGATGTTTGCTCTATTTGAAAATGCGCTATGTAATAACCTGACGTATCATCGCCAGTCCATAGATAATTTGATCCGGTATTGTTGGTTGCATCTTGACAAATCATTGCCGCGAAACTGCCCGTATTTGATGTTAAGTAATTCACATAGCACAAATACCAACCATTACCTTGCGGGATTATTCCAGCGCCTTTGCAGATAGTGGAGCCTGACGGAATATCAACCGTGCCATTAACAAGATCAAATACAGGCATTTCACCTGCACCACCAGATCCGCCACCTGCCATTGCCGCATAAACACCGTCACCAGCATCTTTAGCCAACATCCAAACACAATAATTAGTGCTAGACGATATTGCCGCTTGATTTACTCTATACTGAGTGTTTCCACCGCTTCCCGATATTAGCTTCCACGCAGTTCCAATAGGACTGTCCACTCCAGACGCAGAAGAAACAGTGGCGCTAAGGGCTGTCCAACCAGTTGTTGTCTCGCTTAAATCATTTGAGTATAGCGCTAAATTCGTCCGCGCCTCACTCTCAGCCAACACACCCTCCTTCACCCACTCATAGCCATTGTAGACATGGTGTCCACGGCGGGGTAGGTAGACTGCTGAGGATGTTGTAGGGACGTATGAGTCTCCACGGTCTGGGTTGTTTACCATGCCGCCTAGGTCGGAGCGGTAGAGGTGAACGGAGTTGATCGTGATAGTTGACCCTGTAGTGATTGATCTATTTGTATCTACTCGGTTTATATATAAAGCCAAATTACCAGAAAACGTAGTGGAGGCAGAAAAATCAGCTTCAACAGTCCACTGGTTTGTAGAGCCATCTATCGTAATAGTAGCTCTATAAGAATCAGAACCATCTGAGTTATCAACCAATTCCAAATCAAAAGTATCCCCAGCTTCGCCGCCAGATATTGTTACTTTTGCCGTATATTTGCCTTTCACGTCAACACTAAAATTAGGACGCCAACGAATATATGTGGTAATACTGGTAAATGTAAAATCATTAGTATTTGAAATTACGCCATCACCGTATACCTGAGATGATTGAGAAAGATCATTACTATACGACAGCAAATTATGCGGTGCCCACTTAATCAGACCATCAGAGTCTGTCATAGTGGCGTTACCAGCACGGGCGTGAGTGATTAGGTTGGAGAATGTGGTTTCAGCTTCAGCGTAGCTGTAATATTCATCAGTAAATGAAGCTACTAACTCCGGTACAACGCCATTTACTGCGTAAGTGTCACCTACGCCCGCAACGCGTTTTATAGCAAAACGAACTGCCGAGTAAATCGCCCGTTTTACTGCGCTTAGCAAAGGCATTATACAAGCTCAAAAGAAGCGCCGTTTAACGCGGCTACAGTGATTTTAGCGTAGCCGGGCTCTATGACATAGATTCCGTCTTTTGTGAACTCTTCAGTAGCGCTGGACCCAATACCAACGCCAGAAAAGTCCATGCTAACTGAAACCGAACCACCATTGACTTTTACGCCCATAGTTACTGGCTTACCAGTGCCAATGAAAGTGGTAGATGTAGTAAAGTAAGGCATGCAGCCCTCCTGTATAAGTTAAACCTATGAGGGTTTAACTTGCATTATATTAGCAACACTAATTTTAGCAAGTATTATCCCGTGGCGCACTATGCGCGTTCAATAAACCCACATAACCGGTGTGGTTTTTCGTAAATCGACGTGTACAAAGTCTTTGCCTACGCCGATGCCAGTGAACCCCAATGCAATTGCATTACTTACAATAGCCATCCTTTGAGCGCCGTTACTTACCGCTATGTCTGCAGCAATACCCTGTGCGTGCTGGCCGGGCGTAGTCTTAGCAGCTTCAATGCTATGGCTAGGCGACCGGTAGCCAGACGTAATTACAAATGGAAATCCGCACTTTTCACGGAGAATGTCCAGTGTTCGTATAAACTCGCTATCCATGCGATTCTCACCTGTCTCTTGGCAGTTGAACTCTTCTAGTGTGAAGTATTTGTAGGTCATAGCTTCTTAGTCTGATGCAAACGTTAGAGGTAAGCGGGAGCCGATAGTCTTAGTAATATCAAAGCCATTATCAATCAACTTATCGACAGTTTCTGCAGTAGGGCCAGCTAACGGTAGCAGAGGATTCTTACCCCACTCAGAGTTCTGATGCATCATACCAGCTACAGCGAACGGGCCCATAAACCCAGACCGATCAAAGATCTCAACAAAGTACTGACCCCAGTCCATGTTATCCGACCTGAAGTATCTATCCGTGGCTACAGCTCCGGGTACTATAGAAGCCAACCCGTACTTAGCGTATTCTCTAAGTTCAAGCGCAAGCATTGCTAGCGGCATAGTAGCTATCGCTGTCAGTGCTAACACAGCCGTAGTAGCTGTTAATTGTGGCATGCCTGTGCCTGCACCTTCGCTGGTTCGGTTCCGCATCTCACGAAGAACGCCGCCTACAATAACCTTCTGGTATGCATACATAAAGGATTTGAGCTGCCATACCAACGCCCATCTCGGATCAGAGGCCCAGATAGGGCGCTCTGCTGCGTTTGGGCGAAGGATAGACGATTCTACAAACCGTTGAAGCGCCTTAGTGACCTTCTTACCTTCAGGAGTATCAAGACGGCGGTTTGATCTATCCCACTTCTTAACATCTTCCGCTGTAAGGCCGAGTTCCTGTAGGTAGCGCTCAGAACGCGGGTTGTTGAACTTATTTTCGGCGTGACGAATTATGAACTGTACGCCCATACCTGCTGCAAACTCGCGCGTAAACTTGGTGTACCAGTTGAGCCCGATAGCGTTAAAGTACCAGTCGGACATCTTACGGACCTTTGGGTCCATAAAGTCTTGTTCAGCTTCGGTTATCCAAGTGTTCGCTACTACTTCGCTCGTTATAACGCCTATATCACGGGCGAACTGCTGCGACTCTGCTCTGTTCTTTATCGATGCACCTATCTCTTTGAAGGCCGTGACAAACGTATCAAAGTTAAGTTCTTTAGAGTTTATAACTGGGCCAGCAAGCTCCGGTAACGACGCAAGCGTAGCAAATGGTAGTATCGTAACGAACTGGAGAAACTGGCCGTAGCTGTTAACTTTGCGCCACACTGGGCCAATCGGATTTGACTGATAGCCTAAGTAAGTGGCTATAATGCCTTCTACTTCTGCCCTATCACGTTCGCTGAGCTTGGCAAGTTCTGGCTCAAGCATGTCTACGCCATTCGCGTCTTTAGTGTGAGCATTCCACTCAACCCGCGTAGCAACGTGACGAACGTAGCTTACTAGAGCTTCTTTAGGATCTTGTAAAAAGCCCTGTTCCTGCAGCAGTTCTCGCGGGACGTTAGCTGTAAGCTGACGCGCTTGCTCGACGCTGCTAGCTGGGTTAGTTGCGTTAAAGTCTACCGGGCCGTCGTTCTGTATTGAGTGGTTAAACTCACGCAACCTTTGCACAGCTTCTCTGGCGCGGGCTGCAGTTATGCCGGGGTTATTAGCCACGATGATGGATATAAAATCATCTTCCCGCTCTACTGCTTCCATCAAATTAATGACCGTCGGGAAGAAGTCTTGCTGACGGCCTATGTTCGTATTCGACGGCTCGATGTAGTCTACATAGATATCGTCTAAAAACTTACGAACTGATTGCGCCATAGGTGATAGCGACGCTGTCGGCTCGCTAGTAGCAGCCTCTGCTATAGCTGCCTGTACATTCTCGTCGGCTAAACTACCGACGTCTTTTTCAAACTTGTTTTGCAAGTCGTCTACTTTACGAGCCTTTGCACCTAAGAACCCTAAATCACCGCCGCCAGCTTTGTCTTGTGAGCGGACGTAAAACATATTCGCCAGCTTATTACCAGCTATCCCACGTAATACGCCATCAGCTGTGCGTACAAACTTCAACAAGGGGCGAACGTTTGGTTTGTTTGCTACATCTGTTATACTTTTACGCCAATGAGCAGCTAATGCTTCGCCGCCTTGCTCTACAACAACTCGTACCATCTCTTTCGCTAGTTGCTTCTTAGCAAACGATGTCTTGTTAAATTCCTTGCCATCACGCCTTGCTTCAAGTACAGCGTCCATAAACTGATCAAACTGCTGATCAACTTTACCAGTAAGACGGCGCTTGAAAATGCTATCCATCGACCTGTACAGAGAGCGGATCTTATTGACAAGTTCTTTGAAGTGGCGCTCTACAAGCGACTTAGCCTGCTTACGTACAAATCTGCGGCTCGCCCACTTAGCTACTTGATCGGCATACCACTCATCAAACCCACGTTCTTCATTGTACTTAGTGACGTAACTTTGATACTGCTTGTCTTTCTTGTAGGTTCTAAGCAGGGCAGCGCGCAACGCTCGTTTGTCCAATGCGCTGTCCATATGTTCCGCAAACATTACGTGGCCTATCTCGTGCGCCGCAGATAAAGCTGTCTGAAGCGGGTTAGCTTGTTCACGTAAGATTATTACTGGTCTGCCGTTCAATCCGGTTATAGAGCGCCCGTACAGTTTTGGGCGCGTTCTAAACGCTTCTATAGAATCGAGGATGGTCCTATAGTCAGCTTCGTCTTTAAATGTAGCTCGCAGTTGCGCGTCAGAAGCGGACAATAACTGCTGCGCGTTTAACACCATAGGCTTGGTACGTAACTTAATCGTATTAAACAGATTAGCTATAAACGTACCTACGCTTTCGTCAGCAAACTGCATCTCTTGTACTGGCTCAACTGCGAAAGTACTTGGTGCTGCGCCGACTCTTCTATCTATCCCAGCAGTGTCGTCTCTGGGATCACCCATCATTTTTTCTATTTCTGTCTGCCCTATCTCTTCGACTGGCATGTCGTTAGGGTCAAACTCGCCGACTCTACGAACTACGTCGTAGCCTTGTCTTTGGCCGTAAAAACGCTCGAACGCGTCTGCAGCTTCTGGTGTCACATCGCGCTGCATAGCAACAATGTTGTCCGTTCGTGTGCCATCTTCGGCCACTTCGTACGCTATAACAGTAAGCCCTTGAGAAGGGGCTACAGAAGAACGTGGCGCTAGCAGCTCTCGTAGGCGTACGTTAGTACCTTCTGCTCGGCCAGCTACAACATTCATAGCGTCTGGCAAACGCCCTTGCACGTCGTAAAGAGATGTACCGTTTACGAGAACGTCGTACCCTTCAAGGCGAAAGTCCGCTAGTATTTCTTGCAGTCCTTTCTGAGACGATTCAAACTGGGTATCACCTTGGAAAGTGCTATCACCACGTTCTTGTACTAGGCGTCTACCGGCGTTGGTTAAGTCCACCATGTTGACTTTGACTGCTTTGCCGTCTGGTCGAACTACTACTACGGGGGAAGTTCTAGAGAACTTACTGCGACTAGCTTTGTTAACCGCCTCCGCCACAAACTGCGGGCTGCTCTCGGTAGGGTCTACGGGTAGCCCTTCGCGTATCAGTCTATACTTGCGTACCAGATCGTATCTACCGCCGCCTTGATCTATTCTGACATCGGCCTGTTCTATCCTAACGTCTGCCGTAGGGTTGGCGATTTGTTCATCGACTGCTTTTTGTAGCAGCGCCTCTGTCATGCTACCAAAGAACGGATCGTCCCAGTTCGTCTCGCCGAAAGTAGCTTCGTACTCTGCACGAGCGCTGTCAGTATTTGCGAACGTCTCGTTCGGATCACGCCTAATATTAAACGTACCAACTTCAACTGTTTCTATATCAGCCTCTTGTACGTCAGTTCGCTCTGACAGTTGTGCTTTAAGGCTGGACAGCTCTTCTGAGTCTATGTCACGTACTACCGGGCCTTGCTCACGCTCAACGCGCGCGTTTCGTTCTTCTAGTGCTTTTTCGACTGTAGTCTGACGGATGCTGCCGCCTTCTGGCATAATGCTGGTTGCAGCGCCAAATGCGTCTGCTAAACCAGCCGAGTCTGTTACTTCTTCAGATACAACGCCGCCATCGCGATCAACAACCTGTACTACTGTGTCGCCGGGCTGAGCTGCGTTCTTAGGTTTGCTGTAGCCTAAAGCATCTGACAGTGACTGATCGCTAGCGTTTGACGCAACTACTGACTCAACTACGTTTTTATTCGTAGATACAATAGTGCCCCTGCCGGGTACAAAAGCTGCGTACGCAAGCTCTCCGTTTACCGTTATCTCTGTCGGTTTGCCTGTACGGGCTTGGTACTGCGGGGTATCTCCAGCAATCCACACCGCTTCTTTGGAGCTGGTCTCGTCAACCATAGCGCTAAGCTGAGCATTAATGTCAGCCTGTGGCTCTGGGGTCGTGTACCCAGACATTACATCACCGTACTGCTCGGCGTTAACCTGCTGGTCAAACTGCTGCGTCTGACCAGAATCCATGTAGCGTCTAGCTTTATCAATGACGTTTGCTACAGCGGTTATCGGGGCCGAGTCTGCTATAGCGTCTCTGTTAGATAGTACACTACCGGCCGCACCACCGGCTGCACCTACAGCGCCACCACTAAAGAATCCAGCGAACGCTGCCTCGCCGAGACGCATCGCCGCATCCTGTGCAGTGAATGAGTCATCCATAGACGCTCTATTAGCAGCAGAAATAGCCTCTTGTACCGTCTCTGTACCGGCTTCTGTAGCAGCGGACCTGCCAGCAGTAGTCGCTATGTCTTGCGCCAGCTGCTTAAATATAGACCCGTCTTTCACTGCTCTATTTTTGGCTACGTTGCTAAACGCTTTTAGGATAGCGGCTTCACCGCCAGCGCCAACTGCAGCAACTGGAGCGCCTACTAGAAATGCTCGGAACGCTTCGTCTGTGTTTAGCTCTCTGCCAGATTCTAGCGATTCTCGCGCACTACCTGCTGTAGCTGACACGTATTCGGTGCCGAATGCGCCAGCGAGTGCGCCTCTCTTTGTGTAGTCGTATGCTGCCTGAGCGATAACGCGTTCGTCTGGGGTGGCCACGCCTTTTACAGTGCGCTCTAGCGAGTCTTGAACAATTCTATCAGCAGCTTTTTTGGCTACTTTTTTGCCTACTACTTTGCCTACAATGCCACCAACGCCGCCGCCAGCTATACTAGTTATGGCGAATGGTACTGTCTGGCCGGATAGTTTGCCTACCTGAGCAAAGAACCCCTCTACAGTGGGCTCACTGTAAAAGTCCTCAAAGGATTGTACGCCTTCAACAGCTCGTGCGGCAGCCTGCTCCGACTGCTGCGCTAACCGAACATTCTGGGCTGCAGCCTCTTCGTCGCCGGTAACTACGTTTAGCAGTCCTTTGAAATATTCGACGTCAGACGCTAAGCCTTCAGCCCCAGCAGCGGCTCCTACTGCTACGGCTTCGCCTATAGTACTCGGGGCGGGGGCGGGGGCACTAGCTTGCCCCGTTACCAGATCAAGCGCGTTTGTATCCTCTGCACCGTCGTATTGAAGGAACTGCTTAATCGGGTCAAATGCCATTTACCTACCTGCATTTCGAGTGGCTGCACTAACGACTATATCATAGACTGATTTGTCGAGATTGAGTAGGTCAGTTGCAGATATAGCTTCATCCGTTCTAGCGCCAGTCTCTGTCAGGTAATAGAATCTAGTTGGTCTGCCAGACGCGTCTGTTTCCATCTCTACACGGCTTAAATCAAAATCACTGGGGCTAGCGGTATCTGCAGCGTCTGGTCGGAATAGACTGAGGAACGTCTGAGCAACGCCTCCTTCTTCTTCTGCTGCATAACCGGCTAGAACAAGACTAACGCCAGAGTTGAGGGCGGACTGGTACTGTCGAGCCTCCGCTTCAGATGTAGAGGAAGACGCTTGTTGTAAAAGCGGTGCAAGGACCGTTCTAGAAAAGCGTTTAGCGGACTGAGCGTCTATGTTGTTCTCTGTGCCGTCTTCGCCAAAGAACACCTTATTGCTTTCTTGGATAAATGTAGACGCTATCTTAGAAGCGGCATCTACCCTTGCTTGTTCAGAAGCGTTCGCATCTGCTGCGTCCTTACTAAGGTTTCTTCTAAGTTCAGCAATACGTGTATTCAAAGTGCCTCTGTCTATCTGCTGCTTACCGGCTTCTTGAGCGGTCAAGCTCAAAGTTCCAGTCTCTTTCAAGTTGCTCATCTCTTGCCGAGCGGCATCTCGAGCTGTCTGATCAGGAGCAATGACGGACAGCAGGGCCCGCGTGGCCAACTGCTCGCGAGTAGGCAGTTTAGCTACGTCTCGGATGCTAGTGACGCCAGCCTCTTGTAAACGCTGACGCATAGTGCCTATCAGCTCTGCGGAAAACGGCAAGTTGCCGTTGTCTACAGCGGCATCCACTTCTTCTGGGGTCATGCCTTCAACGCGGGCAATAACTTGATTCTCTAGCTGCTTGTACGCGTCGGTGCTCATTATAGGTGTACGCATGCCGAGCGACTCTTCAAGCTTTGACTGTACGTTCATCTTCTCATCAATCTGAGACTGCCAGTAATCTTTTCGGGCGGCAGCAGCTTTGTCACGGCGAGCTGTGAGATCTTTGATCTCAGCGTTGACGGACTCTAAAGAATATTTGTTAACCGTATTTATTTCTTCTCTACGTTTTTCATCTAAGTCGTTTATCTGATTCTGGATGTTTCTTTGCTGATTAGGCGACTTACCTTCTAGAGAGTTTTCAAGGCTTGATATCTCTTTTTCCAGCTTAGCTATTTTTTCTTTTGGCTTAGTGCTAGCGTACGTTGATGCAGATGCAGCCACTCCAGCGAATGGTTTGCCTAGCTCAGAACGACTTATAGTTGGGGCGTAATCAACCAACTCACCGCGAATATCTAACGCGGGTGGGATTTCGACTCCTAGGTCGTTAGCCGCTTCGGTTAAAATGGACCGTCTTTCCTCGTCTGTCTCAGCAGTAGCTAATACTCGTCTGAACGCGCGCGATGCTGCGGGGTCTTTCTGAGCGTCAAGAGCTGCGACAACATTGCCTTGCAGTTTCACGTCAGCAGTCTGCGCATCAATATCGGCTTGGTTAACGCCCATTTGCGCTTGATAAGCAGCACCTAGGTTAGTTGCAGCGCCGTCTATAACTTGAAAGCTAACCCACTCATTGCTAAGGACGCTGGCTGCTTGGGCCGGTGTCAGCATCATCGTGTTTTCATTAGGGTCGCTTCCGCCTTCTTCAGTGAGAACGCCCATTTCACCGTTATCGTACTGCCCTACAATAGACAGTACACCTGTTCTTGGGTCTCTGTTTATAGCCGTGTAAGTAAACCCATCTGGGCGAGGAAGATTACTATTGTTCAAAACTTCAAGAGCCCACCGATCTGTAGCCGAATTACCTTCCGCTAAAGACGCGGCTACAGCCGTTGTGTCTAGCCGTTGAGCATTATTGGGGTCAACGAAACCTTGTTTACCAGCAACATTATATAGCCGACCAGTAAGTAAATTGCGCTGCTCCTGATCAAATTTAGTCTGCTTTTGTTTCCCTTCGGCTTGCAGTATACCGAGTTCGCCTTCACTTACCGCCACCTGACGCTGCGATACCTTAATACGTTCTGCGCCTTGGGCCAGCTCTTTTTCAGCTAGCTTAAAGTTCTCATCAAACTGACGTCTGTTCTCGTTGAGTCTGTCTTTGCCCAGCTTAAGCTCTTCATCGGCCAGCCCGAGTTGGAAATCCCGCTGCTGAAGCTCGCGCTCTTTAAAAATGTTCTCTTGGCGTTGCTGACCAAGCGCCACAGCACTTTGAAAACCAGCTAGTAACCCGCTACCGAAATCTTGTACTGCCATAAGTGTCTCCTAGAACGCGAACGCAAGTATGGCTGCAGCGCCGAGCGATCCAATAGTGCTGTAGGTCTGTGCCTTAGAAGCGGCTTTTGCTTGAGTGTAAGCGTTCTGACGCTGTGTGGCATCAGCTGCTGCCGAGCCTAACTGTTGTTGTGACGAACGGTTTACGCCTTGGCCTATGTTTATCAAATCAGACAGCAGTGCAGTGTTAGCTTCTCTCTGCGCTAACCGAGCGTCGTTTATCGACTGTACGCCACCAAGTGTATTTGCCCGCTGCAGCTGCAAGGACTGCTGCTGTCGTTGGGCCGGTGTCAGTGCAGCGCCATAACGTTGTGCGTTACGCTCCGCTATACCTGCTGTTAAGCCTTGAGCTACCCCTACATCTTGACGAGCTTGGTCTATAAGGCTAGTGTCAGTTTGCGCTTTCTGTATCAGCTCTTCTTCAAACCCACGGTAGTTCTGGATGTAGTCCAGATACTCTTGGCGAGTAAGGTTAGCGTACGCTTGCTCAGGGTCGCTAACTACAGGTAGGGAGTTAGGGTTACCGCCATAAGCGTTAGAGTAGTTAAGATTCGCGAGATCGCCTAAAGCCATATCAACCGCCCCCAAATAAACCAGAGAACGCTAAGCGATTCTTAGCTCCGGTAACACTTTGTCCGGCACTATTAACCGGTGTAAAAAATGAACCACTCACTTGTTCCGGCGGGCCCATACCAGTAGGGTCCATACGCTGACCAGTAGTCTTCATGTTTGAAACACCTTGACCGATAAGCGTACCAGCTATCTGACCAGCAGCACTCAGCTTCGCTTGAGCAACTTCTTGATTAGCTTTAGCTCTAGTTAGTGCTTCTGACGTGGCCAGTCGTGATGCAGCTGCCATGCCAGTCTGCGCATCAGCCGCTTGACCGCGAGCAGTGCCGAGAACGTTTGTCTGCATTTTATTCTGAATATCTTTAGCGGCTACGTTAGCTACGCCAAGCTGGCCTTGATACGCTTGCGCCATATCACCAGCAGCAGTAGCGCTTTGAGTCTGTCGATATGACGGCTGTGCTGTCAACGCCTGCATAGTGTCAGCATTAGCTCGGCCTCTTAAACCAGACTGCACGTCGGCTGTTAGAGACTGATCTCGCATCTGCTGTAACAGAGGATCGTATTTCTGTTTAAAATAGTTGTACTCGGCCATAGCCACGGATGCTGAGGCTTTTTCAGCTTCCGAAGGCTTGTAGTCTTGTGCTTTTGGTTTACTGCCCATTACAAATACCTCGTGAAAACGACCGTGTCGATTTCCCAACCAGTATTAATTAGATAGTCTCTAACCTCTGGTATAGCCGACCTAACTTCTATCTTTGAGTACCCAGCACCTCTAGCGGCTTCCTCGAAGAATACCCTGTGCACCGCAGCTAAATTATGCCCGCGTTCTCTTGCCCACGCCAGCCATACTAAAAACGTTTTCTCGCCATTAAACGTATCCGTCTCTGTAGTAGTAACTACAAAACCTTGATCCGTTGTCCACAGTATCGCTTGCCCAGCAAGGACCGCTGCATAAACGTCTTCCGGTCTAAACGTGAGATTCCGATCTTCTTTCAGAATCTCTTCTACGCCGTATTTAACCCAGTCCCACTCCTGACGTACGTTGCTTACTACTGGATCAGCCGCCGAGTCCATATCTATTTCTCTTTTGCGCTGTACGTGAATATAACCCGCCATATTTAGTCTTCCTAGCTACACCTGAATCAGCATGTCGAGCCCTACGCTCTGCAGCAACTAAACCTTCATTAAATAACGAGCCGTAGACTTGGGCTCCTGAGTAGTCTGTCCAATCTTTGCTTGGTAAACGCAATAATCGAAACAGCGCGCCATTAACAATCGCATCGTGGCAGTCATTGATGATGTAGTCGTCTGCTTCCGTAGACGTGTGTGTAGGCTTCAACTGCACGCGAGCTATCGTAGAATTAGACTGACTAGCTTCCGGTACTGGAACAAGCCATAAACTGTTTTGGCCGTCTTTTATAAAATACTCCGGGGTGCCTCTGTTGTCAGAGTCCCTCCAGTTAGGCAGACGCTGCTCTAAAAGCCCAGTACTTATAGGCTCTAGATCCTTACCATCGTGTACTACCCACATCACTTTATGCACAACAGTATTAGCTGGGGCAGCCAACGTGTACTCGTAAGTGCCAGCTACGGTCGATATAGGACTAAGCTCAGCCTGATAAACGCCTGTTTTTTCACACAGCTCTATAACCGCCGAACGTATATTGTTCTCAATCAGCGTATCTGGGCAGCCCGGCACCATCGGGATGATTTCTGGCAGCAGTGTTTCATAAGCTATAGCCATAGTTTATTACCCCAAAGGAGTCGTAGGAGCCAGTCTAGCGTTCTCAAGGTTAGGCGTAGTAGTAGCGTCTAACTGACCTTTACCAGTAACCGAAGCAGTGAACAGCTGGAAGTGGTTAGCGGCTCGCTGCGAATTACCGGCGTACTCTGCGTCCTTCATATATGCCATGTATAAAACGTAGTTCATAACTGCGTTGGCGTATATATCAGGTATATCTAGATTATCATCTTGAGCGACAGTCGATGGGTTAGCAGAGTAGATTATCTCTAGGTAGGCGCTACCGGCTACTCCGGGGTACACATAAAAGTTACGCGGGTTCTGCTCGTCATACACATAGTGTTTGACTATATTCGTGTGAGCCGCATCACCGGTGACTGTCGGGTCGTGCCAGTCTGGTGTCTGGGCATCAAGAACTTCGCGAGACACGATACGTACGGAGCGTTTACCAACACCGCCCGACGCAGCTGACATATTACGAACTACTCGCAGTAACCGGTTACCGTCGTTGGGTATGTCCTGCTTGGTGCCAACTGCGAGCGTAATTGTTGTGTTTTTGGCTGACGCGTCTGGCTTCAGCAGAGTAATCTCACGCTGAGCGTCGTTGACCCACAGCACAAGCTCGTTTACTACCGGCCAGCGTACTCCTGTGGTGTCTTGGAGGGTTGTTTGAACACGGTTGATAACACTTTGTACTGTGACTGACATGGTCTACCTCGTTACGAGTTTAGGGCTATCTCCCAAGCCCGCTCACGCTCTTCCGTACGGACTGTACGGCCTAGAGCTTTATTTACTACTGCGGCTTTTGGTGTGCCGTCAGTTTTAAAATCTTCTGGGTTACCGATCTCAATCAGTCTTTGCAGAACAGCGATCAACGCCTCGTCTTCGCTATCAGCTTCTTCGACTTCTGCCACAACAGGTGGCTCTTCGTCTATGATTGGTTCTGGTGCTTTTACTACGGAGCCAACTTGTCTAGCTCCCATCTGCAACGCTATAGCGCCTATAGTATGTGACACTTCGCGTGCTTCGTTTGCTTTGAACAATACGACCGCACCACTAGTGGTAGCAACTCGTAAATCCTTGTCCGAGATTATTTTCATGAAGACTCCTAAAAGAAGAAACCCCCTCCGAAGAGGGGGTACCGGTCTTACTGAGCAGTATCAAGAGCGATAACACCGAAGTCCTGTACAGAACCGCTGTAGTCACTGTTGTACTTAGGCTTACGCAAGCCGAAGATCTTACCGATGCTGATACCAGCTTGGTTGCCGTAGTCGAAGGTATCTTCAACAACTTCTGGCATACCAATGTCAGCCATAGCAAGAGACTGAGCGCCGCAGAACAATGCACGGGCACCAATTACGTCTGCGTCTGCGCCCCACTTGTAGCCGGGATCGCCTGCTTCTGAGGAAGTACCAGTCGTTGCGCCTTCAGTGCTGAACACGTGACGGAACTCGTGAACCATTACGCCGTCAACCATCAGGCTTGAAGAACCAGCAAACAATTGGTTGCTAGCACCACGAACGCCTGCGTTACGTACGTTGGCCAAGAAGTCGCTGTCGAGCTTCAGGTCAGCCATCTGCTGGGGAGTAACGAACAAGTGGAACACTTCGTCGTTGCCAGCGCCACGGATGCCACGGATGTAGTTGTCTTTAGCGTATGCTTTAAGATCTACGATGTGACGGTACTTCATAACGTCGGTAGCTGCTACAGCAGTAGTATCACCGGCAGACAAGTTGTTGCCGTTTACGCGCAGGTGACGTGCTGAAGTAGGAGCAGAAACATCTGAAGCGAACTCAAGGTCAACCAACTCGTGTCCAGCAGTAGCTGAAGTAGGTCGGAGAGCACCGTTCGTTTTGTGAGTGTAAGCAACGCCTGACAGAGTCAAGAACGCCAGCTGGTCCATACGGTCAGCCATTGCGTAAGCAAGTGCGTCACGTGAGGTCTCACGGAAGTTAACTACTGATTTCTGGTCAGCCAATCGGCCAGCCAATCGGTTAGCAAAGCGCAACTGATCAAGCTGGATGGTGATGTCGTACGCGCGAAGCGCTTCTTCATTACCTTCCAAAGTGTAGTCGCCAGTGATACCGTCACCAGTCATGTCGGCAAGCAGAGTGATTACTGCACGAGCGCCTTTGTCAGACTTAGTGAGTTCAGTAACACGCTGAACCATTGCATTTGAACCAGTTCCTGCAAACTGATTGACGAAAGACATGTTGCGAGCAACACGCCAGAAGTCGCGACTCCACGCGGTAAGCTGTTCTGAAGTCAGCGACGCAAAGTTAGTATTAGCCATTATGGCCTCCTAATGCGTTCGATATGTATAGTATTGGGCCTAAACCCATTCATAGCCGACTTTTGGAGCGGCTAACCCGTTTCCTCGTATCGTGAGGTCAACGACCTAGCGCTTATTTACGAGGTGCGACCTCGGCAAGTTTTACGCCTAGTGCAGGCGAAGTGTACGTTATTTACGTGTTCGACACGACCAGTTATCGTACTGATAAACGAATGTACTTTGTATATTAGCGTCCCTAATAAAAGGACGCAAGGACTATCTGTATCTTGATGTTTTCTTAGCGATTTTCTTAGGCTGTTTTGAAAACTGTTTACCGGCCTTAGTATCCGCTCGCTTCTTTCTAGTAGTGGCGGCGTATTCTTTGGCGCTAAGTGACTCGCGGGCCTTCTTAGGTAAGTAGCGCTCGCCAGTTGCCTTAGAACCTTGAGTGCTGGGCTTACCTGATTTAGTACCCCAGTCTTCTTTGGTCCATTTCTTCAAGGACTTTTGCGATTTCTTGAGCGCCATTACTTTTTCTTCTTGTTTATCTTGCGAAGAGTCATAGCTAAACGGGCTCGTTGGCCAGTTTTTCCGGGCTTCTTAGCTGCTTTACGTAGCTCTTTAGCCGGTATCTTCTCGTCTTTCTTGACGCCCATAGTCTTACGGAGTGCTCCGGGTTTCTTAATAGCGTCTTTGATCCACTTCTTTTTCTCTGCCATTAGTTTCTGTAGCCTCCACCTTTATCTTTGTACTGCTTAGCTAGCATTTGGCTTTTTCGCGCGCTCCATTGGCCGGGCTTACCGCCCTTTCCGCCAGCCTTTATCCGCTCAAATAGCTGTTTACGCATGGTCGGCTTAGTGTAATTACCGGCTGCGTTAACGCGGCTTTTTGATTTACTAGGCTTTTTGTTCATGGCTTAGTACATCTTAGCCTTTGACTTTGGCTTGGCTTTTGGCTTAGACCGCTTCATGCACTTACCTGCTGCTTTGCACTTTGCGGGGCTTGGACATCCTTTACATGGCTTAAACATAGGTTTTTCTCCTTACCATTTTGTGACATTACTCCAGTAAGCCGCCGACATCTTGCCTTTGGCAATGTTTTTTGCATGCCGAGCCTTAAAAGACTCCCGTCGCTTGCGGTAAGACGACGATTCACCTTGTTTCTTAGGTGAACCTGATACGCCTTGCTGCCCAAAGCGGATTGTCTTTACCTTATCACCCTCTTTCGCCACTACAACATGCGATTTTTTAGGGTGGCTAGGCGTGCGCTTCGGCTTATTATAGCCTGAAACACCGGCCCTAGCGAGCCGGGGGTCTTTTTTAGACGGCATTTGTCACTTCTCCTACAAAATGTCTCCACGGAGACGCTTCAATGTGGCTTCGGGGAGAGCATTGAACTCGTCTTCCGTCATATTACTGATGTCCATCAGCTTCTCGCCACGGTTTGCAGAGCTTTCGCCGGGTAATTCGGGCGGTTGTGACTCTGCTGCTTTGATCTTGCGGCTTACTTCTGCTCGTTTTTTAGCCAATTCGTCCACCGGTCGCTTGTTAGTGTCTGATAAAGACGGTTTAGTGGGCTCTGGTGCTTCCAGCCCGTACTCACGGATAACGAATTTAGCTGCTTTCGATAGCGCCGCTACTGCATTGTCACCTTTTACAATGAACGCGTCACGTAAATCGATAACTTCCTGCGTGTACTCTGCATTGTATTCCGCTGAATTTGCATCAAACACTGGGAAATTAGCCTCTAGATCAGATGCTGCCTGCTGTAGAGCGGTCGCTTGCTGACTCTGCGTGACCTGCTGGGTCATTTTCTGAGTCATTTCGTACTCAAGTTGGGCACGCTCCGCCGCACGGATCTCTGCACGAAGGGCTGCCGCCTTCTTAGACTCGCCGTCCAACAGCAGATTCTGGTACTCGATCTCTTTTTCGGCGAAATCATAGCTAGAAGGCGCTTCAGCTTCTGCCTGTTTGGTCGCCATCAGATCGTCTAGCTGCTTCTGCAGGGCTTTCTGCTTGGCTAACACTTCATCAAGGCGTGATTTCGGCACCATCGGCTTCTTGGCGTCGGGCTCTGGCTCTTCTTCTAGCTCTTCAAGCTCCGCTTCGGGCTCTTCAAGCTCTGCCTCGGGTTCTTCCTGAACTTCGGCAACGGGCTCCTCCTCGTCAATCTCTGCGACTGGCTCCTCTTCTTCGATCTCTGCCACTGGCTCTTCACCAAGGCCGAAGTTCATATCAAGACCTTCGGCTTCTTCTAGACGGTCGGCACCGGGCATAGTGTCGAATTCGACTGATTTTTTGTCATCTGACATATCAAACTCCTATTGGTTTCCTATAGGTCGCATATTCGGAATATTGACCTGCTGTGGCCGCTGTTGTTTGGCAGCGGTCTGCATTGCTGTAGCAGCAATCCTTGTAGCCGCTTGCGTCTCAGCTTGAGACGAGCGGGTTCTGTTTGTCAGATCTGCAAGCTCTCTACGCAGCTGCAGCTCCTGCTCTTTCATTGACAGCTTGCTCTGAAGCTCTGCCATACGCATCTGTGGGTTGACCTCGGATACGTCTTGTACTTTCGCAATGTTAACAGCTGCTTCGGACTGCAGTTTACGTACCTCAGCTTCTAGCTTGGCAATTTCAAGCTGTACTTGCTGCATAGCAAACTGCTGCTGAATGGCCGCTGCTTCCATCTGCTCTGGCGACTGCTCTACGCCCGTCATCATACGTATGCGTTTGGCCAGCTCGCCCTTACGTGCCAAGTGCGAGTACTCGATAATAGCATCATCAGGAATGGCCACGCCAACCTGACGAAGGTTAAGTGCCTCTGCAAACTGCACTTCGTCGAACGAATCACGAGCTGGTGCGGTGCTGACTACTACATCGTATTCGCCCAACGTTAAGTCGTTGATAATACGGCCTTCTGGCGTCATTTGGTTGATTACCATCTGCTCTCTTGGACGCAGGGGGTCTTCCTCGTTCGTAACCTGAATGATGCGCTGCTCGGTGTAGAAGGTCTGGATGAGATTGAGGATCTTCTCGGCCAAGTACTGGCGAGACTTACGCAAGTTATCAAGTGGCACCTGAATCATGATAGCGCCACGATTCTGCTTGGCTTGAATAGCGATACCCGATACTTCAGCGCTGTCGGTGCCAAGCATCGAGTCGTTGATGCCACTGATCGCTTTGATGTTTAGCGCCGCTTTCTGACTGATGCGGTCGAGCCCTGTTGGGATCTGGTTAGGCTGGATCTTAGCCGGTGGGTTAGAGCCACGGTTATATTCAAGCACCAGACCGGTCTCTGCACCGTGCTCTTCTAGGTCGTCGGCTGACATGCCAACCAGCGAACCGCTTTCAACCATCCAGCCGCTGTTAGCGGTGGTGTTAACAATGTGCAGCTCTTGGCTTGCGATCTTGTTGAGCTGCTCTTGCGGGGACAACAAGTTACGCACCATACCGAATGGTCGGCCACGGCGGAAGTAAGCGAAATAAGGCACGATGGTAAAGTTAGCGTACGGAGACCAATCGTCGTGCAGCACGATCTTGTCACATGTAACTGTCCAGCGAACTTTACGCTTGACCTTGCTAATGATGCTCAGCCCGTACTGCTTAGCGAACTTTTTAGCCTTACTTTCTGACCATGCTTCTGGGATATCTCGCTGGTCACCAGTGTCTGGGTCAACGAAGCAATCTACGCGGTGCATGCGTTTGTGCTGACGCTCGATGACTCGCAGTGCTTTGACGTTACGGTACTCGTCGTCGCCGGGTATGCCAGCGCCTAAGTAATCGTCCGTAGACTCTAGGTCACCGAACCGGTTCTCTTCGTATTCGATTGAGTCGCGCCCGAAGCTGTTACCGTTCTCTGCGATGAATCGTAGCTCTTCGGCCTTCTTCTTACCGTACAGCTCTTCGATCTCGTCCAGTGTCATCCACTTGGTTTCGAAGATCTCGTTCCAAGTCTTGGGGTCGCTCTCTTTTGCGTCTGGGTCGATAAGGATGTCTAGCGGGTCTTTGGATGTAATGCGGATCTCACCTTCGACGTGATCGCTGAAGTCCATGCGCACATCAAAGTACCCACGACCGTCCATGATCAAGCCGTCGCTGAAGACCTGCTGCTCAACCCAGTCAAGTTTGTTGTTGTCTGCAATCTGCATGTACAGCTTAGTGAGCGTCTGCGCCACTTCTGCGTCGCCACCACGGCGGGGCTTAAACTGTATGTCTGCACGGCGAGTGGACTGTTCGCCTAGGACAGTGTTCACTGTCGGAAGAATGGTGTTGATGGTCAGTGCTGGGCGACCTTCGGCCTCTAGCGCTGCTGCATCGGCCTCGTCCCACTGCTCGCCTCGGTAGTACGCGTCACACTTTTTAGCAAGCTCTATGTATTCTAAGTGGCCGTTGTCTCGGGCTCTTACATAGCGATCCCACTGACGCGATGCTACTTCTTGTTGTTCGGCAGGTGTGAGCCGAGATGTCTTTTTCATATCTATGCACTCATTGGTGATTTAGTACGCGGTTCTTTTAGCATATACTCAAGCCTGTCCCTCCAAGATGATTCGCGGACAACGGGCGCTTGAAATGTAGCGAACTCCGTCATCATAAGACCTAGCCACGCCAACGCATCAACTTGGTCATCGTGTACACCATTGGGGAATCGTAACATCTCTGCCACTAAGGGGCCAGTAAACATCTCGTTCCTCGGGAAATACACCATGCCCTGCTGCATGCGCCCTTGGATAGCGCGTGCTCGAGCCTCTTTATCTCTACGTCCTGTCTTCAAGTCCTTGAAGTAGGCTTCGTATAGCCCCCGCTCCCTAACACGTTTCTCTAGGAACGGACCAAGGGCCATCTCTATGTGCCCTTTTTCGATGCCAATTATCGACGGTCTCCATACCTCGTACAAGTCCAGAATCTGCTCTACCAGCTCGAAGCCGTCAAAGCGCCCTCTGATCACATCCATGACGAATATCCTATCGTACTCGTCCACGCCCACGACCATCCCCACGGAATAGTCGTTCCTGTCCTTTTTACCGATGGCCAAGTCCCACGCACAGTAGTAGCGCATACGGTCAACGTCCACTTCATCGGGGTCGAAGTACCTGATCATGTCTCGGCTGAAGTAGTCACCGTCATCGGCAACCGGATTCTGTTGGTACAACGCTGACCAGTCTCGGGGGCCAACGGCTTTACGTATACGGTCAAGCGCCTCTTCGTCGTAGCGCTCTTTGTGCAGGGCCTCGCCAGCTGCACGGAACTCTTCGTCTTCTTCAGCTATCGCCGGATAACTGACCACTTCCCACTGATCACCGCCCTCGCCACCGGCCTTCAACAGACGACCGGCTAGATCGTCGTCGTGCCAACGGGTAAGGATCACCAGCACACCGCCACCGGGCGCTAGTCGGGTGTACGCGGTTGACGTGTACCAGTCCCAGTTACTATCTCGATTGTTTTGGCTTTCAGCATCGTCACGGTTTTTGACAGGATCGTCGATAACCAGAATATGGGCACCTTTACCAGTGATACCACCCCCAACACCTGCAGCAACGTACCCACCGCCAGCAGTCGTAAGCCACGCTTCAGCTGACTGGGAGTCAGGGTCCAAGCGCGTGCTAAAGGCTGTTTTATAAGTCGGTTCGCGCAGTAGTTGGCGTACCTTTCGAGAGAAGCCCATCGCAAGCGAGCCTGAATACGAACAACTGATAAATTCATGGTCTGGATTTCTACCCAGATGCCAAGCTGGGAACGCAATCGACGCCAACGTGGATTTTCCGTGACGAGGCGGCATAAATAGCATAAGCCTTGGCGACTTTTTCTCCACAACGTCGCGGCTAAACTTCTCAAGCCGCCGACAAATGTCTTTGTGTACCCAACCAGCGTTGTAGTCAGGGTTGAACCGCTCAACGAACGGTAGTAGTCGCTTGCGCGTAAGGAATCTAAGCGCGAGTTCTGCTTTTGCTTTTTCTTCAACAGATAGCTCCTCTGGTTCGGCCCCATCCTGCTCAACTGAAGCAGGTTGGGGTAGCGCTTCGACGTCGTCTGCTTTGCAGTACACACACAACCCCCCGATCTCGTCGGAGTACAGCGTTTCTGGGTGCATGTTTTTGCACCTTTTACACCGTCTTTTGGGGATGTCATCGGCCAATTGTGGGCTACCTCAGCGGCTAGTTGCTATCTGGCTCTAAATAATCGCCAGTTTTACCTGCTATCTGCAGAAGCTCTTCATCGGTCATGCGTTCTAGCTGTTTTGCCGTCGCATTTAAGTTGATATTTATCTGTGTCGCGTTGTCAGGGGCAGTTAACCCGTGCAATTTGACCAGAGAATCAATCGTGTTCTTCATTTCGGTGGCAGTTGCCGACGCATTATACGCTTCCATGTACATCATGTGCGCATTTTGACGCTCAAACCGCACTTCTTCACGCATTTGCTCACGAAAATACTGCAACGCCTTCTGTACGGCGGGCCTTTTGGCTGCATCTAACGCTGTAGCGTAGCTCGCGTACCCTGCTCCGCGACCAGCCGCAGCGATTGTCATGCCGCTGGCCATTAACATTACCAGTTTTTCTTGCTGAACCGTCAGTTCGTTGAGGTGCAAGCCCATATAGGGCATATGAGACTGGAACTCTGTATGCGAACTAACGAGACTAGTGGAGGGCTCCATAGCTTTCTCGTCTTGCTCTTCTAAGCTCATCTTCTGCATTCTCATCCAGATACACAAAAACAGGTGCTTGGTCACCTAGCGCGTCTATTCCGATCTCGAATAGGTACTCGGCGACATCCATTCCCTCGCCTATATAGCCGTCAATGATCTCTTGGGCTTTGTTAGCGTCATAGACCAGTACTTCTTTACCAGTTGTACGTAGTCCTGTGCCTATAACAGCTTCATCAAGACCTTCAATAGCAATCATTTCTAGTAGACTCATTTGCGAATATTAGCTCACCTAATAGTTAATCACAAGGAGGATCGGTTTTAATCGCAAGAATGCCCGTGAATCGCCTTCACCCACCAGTAAAACATGTCCATTGTCAGTGTATGACGCATCGTGTTCACCCGGTCACATACCAGTTGTACGTTGCCGTGGATATATCCCAGTTCTGGGATGATACGGTCGATGGACGCGTTGAAATCTTTACGGCCTTTGCCGTCGCTGTGATGGGTCATGTGGACATTGGAAATTGCACACCGACCGTCCTGCTTTTCCCATAACTCTATCAGGTATTCTTCGTTGATTTCAAAGATGACATCTGTCCCTTTCCGTGAAGAACGGGCCTTGCTACATAACGCTGTCAGATAACCGTGGTACGTGGCCCCTGCCCGTTTTTGATGGGCAGCGGTAGAGCACCGTTTGCAGATGTTCTTGGTCTTGCCTTTACGGTACTCGGGGAAGTCTGAGTTCGGCTTTTCAATTCCGCACCTTTTACAGACTTTTATAATATCCATGCGCGATATCATAGCCGCGTTTTGTTAAAAATCAACTACAAGAAAATTTTGTAAAATTTTTTTCATTTTTACTTTCTGATTCGCTCACACACTATCTCCCCCTTCCGCCAGCAGATACCCCCCAACCCCCGATTTCGGATTTGGAACCTTGTATCTGACATATGTTCTGGAACCTTGTCCGGTGGTACCCCCTCCTCGTTCCTCGTCGGTTGTCGGTATTATTTGTAGGTTGGCAGTTGTTGCCAGCCATTAATATTGGAGAGAGTAATATGAATAAGCCTTATGTAGATGGAGTTAGTTTGGAAGATATTATTGAGGATGGATGGAGCAGGGGCTTCCCCCCTAGCCAGACTATTGAGGAGGCTAAGATGATGGGCTTTGACCTACCGTTGGAGCATCTCCTAGCTGAGTGGCAGAGGTATGATGACGCTATGGTTGCGGTTTTTATGTGGGACAGCGCGAACGACCTTTAATATAGGAGAACTATCATGGACAACGTACTTATCATCTTGTTTTACACCGCTGGCATCTGCTTCGTATTCGGAGTAGGTGCTTTCATCTGCGATGTTATAGTGCCTATGTTAGTGGACACTAACAAAGGTCCACGGCCAATGGCCACTCGTCTGTCACCGGAGGAGCTTGAACGACGAACAGCGAACCGAGTAGCTCGCATTAGCAATACCCAACGTGACAACTGATCGCTTTTATCTATCAAATGTCCGTTAACAATCGCAATTGTCCATCAATAGTGGCAAATGTCCGCTGTCCTCGGCCCACGGGCCTCGTCCGGCGTCCACGGGTGTGTGTCAGGAGTT